TGTTGATGGACCAGCAGATGCAGCAGCACAAGATAATAATCCAAACGCTGAAGTTGATCCAAGTAAACAAGGTATTGATGGACCATCAAATGCAGCGGCTATGGCGGCAGGACAAGCAGGTGCAGCAGCTGCTACAGCACCTAGCAACGGTTCATTACTAGGACGTAAACTAGATACTACAACTCCAAATTTAATGAAAGCATACAATGATGGCGGCAAAAAAGCAACGCCAGAAATTAAAAATTTACAAACAGCATTATCACGATTAGGTCATGATCCAAACGGAATAGACGGCAAGTATGGTAATGGAACTTATGCAGCTGTACAAGCATTTCAAAAAGCTAATGGGTTAAGTGTAGATGGACAAGCAGGTCCAGGCACAATGGCTGCAATTAAAAAAGCATTAGATGATAATTTTGAAAAGAACAAAGTATCACCAGGTGACAGTCCGCCTGCTAAACCAGAAACTGATCCAGCTGCTAAATCGGCCGATGCAACACCAGATCCGGTAATTCCGAGTAGATTAAAAATTAGGCAAAATATTGCTCCTGAAGTTGAAAAATTATTAGCATTAGCAAACGAAAGTACATCTATAAACAGTATACTAAAATTATCAAATAATAGTAACCTTATTGAAGCATTAGATCCGCCACAAAAAGCGCAACTACAAAAGTACTTAGATCAGATTATGGCATCTAACGAAAGAGATCCAAAAGTAGCATCTGAGTTTGGTAACTTAATTTCAAGAATACGTAAAGCATTAGGTCAAGAAATCGGCGATGCACCAGGGCAAGTTGACGCAACTCTTGCTAAAGCAGCTGCTAAAGCTCCAGTTGATCAAGAAGGCGGCGTTGCACAGGGTATAGATCAAGCAGATGCTGCAACAAAAGCAGAACCAAAAGTAAGTAAAGAATTGTATATACAAAGTCCTACTAGTGCAGGAAACTTTAATGTAAGTCAAATGAAAGCAAAGTATCCATCACCATACATTGTAATCCCTCAAGCAGATGGTACAGTTATACATGGTTTTGGTAAGCTAGAAAACTTACAAGGATATCAAAAAAACAAAAAAGGTTCTAAGATTGTTGATAAAAAAACAGCTCAAGCTACACCTCCAAAAACTCAAGGCGCAGATAGAGCACCTAATCAACAAGCAGGAACACCAAACGCAGAACGTGACGGAGCAGAACGTGGCGTACAAACAGCAAGTAAGGATAATAATATGAAAAAAGCAATCGAAGAAGCATCAATGAATATTTCAATTAATGGTGATAGCGCAGCAGAGGTTGCTGAATTAGCTGGCATCCTTAAAAACGCAGGTATGCATGATGCAAAACCAGTAAGTGATATTATGCCACACGCAGGCAATAGTCATGACGATATGATGTCTAAAATGGCAATAGTAAATGAACCAGAAATGGATAGTCCATGTGGAATGGATGAAGAAGGCGTAGAAGAAGATTGGGATAATAGCCCAGACGAATCATATGCTGATACACAAACAATGACACATGATTTAAGCGGTGGAATAAACAGACAGAAAAAAGCATACGCAAAAGCACAAGACGGCGACAATGCAATGGCTGTAGAAACATCAATTAAAGAACAGCTTTGGGCAGCATTAAACGAAAAGATGACCGCTGAGGGTCGTGGACGTGGTAAAACATTAAAAGCGTCACGTGGCGAAAAATTAAACGCATCACGTGGTAATAAATTAATGGCATCACGTGGCAAGGATAAAAAGACAACTGAGGGCTCTAGAGGTAAAAAGAGTCGTGGTAAGAAGTCAAGAGGTTAATTGGGAAGAATATTTCCAACACATTAAACCTGTATGTCCCTGGAGCGGAGCAGCTCTTAAAAAAGGCGAATTAAAAATTATACAATGGTCTGGAGAGATTGAACCACTAGGTAACAATCAGGCCATTGTTTATATTTGTCCAAACTACAACCGTAGACGCCTAAAAAAATTACACAAAAAAATTGATAACGGTGAGTATGAATGGCTATGGAGCGAGCCTACTAACGGTCCTAATGCATCACCGGTACCTGTGTTAATACAGCAAGATAAACGCAAGTTGTTTGATTTGCGATTCGATACAGGATACTATGACGATATAATAGGTTAAATACTAGTATGAGTAAAAGTTTAGATGGTGTACTAACCAAAAAAGCAAACAAACAAGAAACCTGGACTAATGAACAAATCGAGGACTTACAAAAATGTATGGATCCTGACGAAGGTTACTTGTATTTTGCACGTAAGTTTTCTTACATTCAGCATCCTGTAAGAGGCAAGTTGTTGTTTGATCCTTTTGAGTACCAGTTGCGTTTGATGCACAGTTACCATAACTATCGTTTTAATATTAATATGATGCCTAGGCAAACAGGTAAGACTACTTGTGCGGCAATATATCTAGCATGGTATGCAATGTTTATACCTGACCAAACAATACTTATTGCTGCCCACAAATACACAGGCGCACAAGAGATTATGCAACGTATACGTTATGTATATGAATTGTGTCCAGATCATATTAGAGCAGGTGTTACAAACTACAACAAAGGTTCAATTGAATTTGAAAATGGATCACGTATTGTTAGTGCTACTACAACAGGAAACACAGGACGTGGTATGAGTATATCATTACTATACTGTGACGAGTTTGCATTTGTACAACCTAATGTTGCAACCGATTTTTGGACATCAATATCTCCTACACTAGCAACAGGTGGTCGTGCTATTATTACTAGTACACCTAATAGTGATGAAGATACATTTGCTACTATTTGGAAACAAGCAGAAGATAAATTTGACGATCACGGTAATGAGCAAGAAGTAGGTATTAACGGATTTCATAGTTTTAGAAGTTATTGGGATGAACACCCTGACAGAGATGACAAATGGAAAGAAGAAGAACTTGGACGTATTGGTGAAGAAAGATTTAGACGTGAATACGATTGTGAATTCTTAGTATTTGACGAAACATTAATTAACAGTATAAAACTTAGTGCCATGGACGGTAAAAGTCCTTTGGTTAATATGGGACAAACACGTTGGTATAAAAAACCTACATCAGAATTTACATATGCTGTTGCACTTGATCCAAGTATGGGTACAGGCGGAGACAACGCAGCTATACAAGTATTTGAATTACCTAGTTATGAGCAAGTAGCAGAATGGCAACATAACCAAACAGCAATACCTGGACAGATTAGAGTACTTGCAGATATTTGTAATTACCTACAACAAGAAACCGGGAATGCCAACGGAATTTACTGGAGCGTAGAGAACAATGGAATAGGCGAAGCGGCACTTCTCGTTATAAACGACTTTGGTGAAGAGAATATACCCGGATTATTTGTTAGTGAGCCTATCCGCAAGGGACATGTACGTAAATTCCGTAAAGGCTTCAACACTACACACGGTACTAAAATTTCAGCATGTAGTAGATTAAAAACTATGATCGAAAATGATAAAATGATAGTACATTCAAAACCCTTCCTATCAGAGCTTAAAAACTATGTCGCAACTGGGTCAAGTTATAATGCAAAACTAGGACAAACAGATGATCTCATAAGTGCTACATTACTTGCAATAAGAATGATGGCTGTTCTTAAAGATTGGGATCCTAGAATTTATAATACATTTACACAAGCGGAGCAAATAGATGACTACGAAGCACCAATGCCGATCTTCATAAGTAGTAACTATTGATAAATACTATACAATGAAAAATTTAGATTTAATATCAGAAGAACTTTTTAATAAAATACGTGGACGCTTTCCAAGTGTTACTATTGGTGATGCTCAAGGAAACGTAACCAATGTACCTAAAGACGCTCGTTACTTTGACTTTGACTACAAAGAAGGTGACGAAAGTTTAGGAAAGGTTAGTGTTAGCGTTACTGACGAAGCAGTTGAAGTAATGTATGCTGACAACTTTGTAGGCGAACAAGACGAACTTACAAAAGCAGGCTGGTATGATTTTTTAAAAGAACTAAGACAATTTAGCAAAAAGCGTCTATTAAAATTTGACACACGTAATATTAACAAGTCAAATTTAGATCGTAGAGATTATGCTTTTTTAGCAACAAATCGCGGAGACAACACAATGAGTGAATCAAAGATGTATGGTACTAACAAGCATAGTTACCAAAATGTAGATAGTGCTAGGATAGTTATCAAGCACACTGAAAGCGTAAATCCAGAACTTGGTAAAACACGTACAAGAAATATTGGAAAAATATATATTGAAAGTGCTGATGGTGAACGCTTCTTATATCCATATAAACATTTAACTGGTGCTAGAGCAATGGCAAGACACGTTGCTGAAGGTGGTAAACCATTTGATGATTTTGGAACACATATTGTAGGCCTAAGTGAAGAGATGAATAAACTCCGCAAGTTTAAATCTTACATGGGTCGTTCGGCTGTAATGGCAGAAAGCCTAGCAGGATATATGGATGTTGTCAAAGAAAGAATTATTACAGTAAGAAAAACAATTGAGTCATTACAAAAACCAAAGTTTTATGCAGAAACTATTGCAGCATTTGAAAAACCAATGATGGAAGACGTACCAAGTGACGTTGCAGAGAATTGGATAGACCAATTAACTATTAGACAGTTTAATGAAGAATTAAAAGATGTATTCCCTTACATATATAACCTAGTAAGTGAAGCAACAAAAGCAAAAGGTATTACAGCAGAAGATATATTAGGTGAAGCACCAATTGACGATGTTGAAGTAAGAGCACCTGCAGAAACATATAAAGTTGCATCAGGTGATACAATATATTCAATTGCTAAAAAATTCCAAAATGCTAATTTCCATGGTGCTGATATTGAAGAAGCAGTAAAAGAAATAATGATGCTTAACAATATTGCAGATCCTAAATCACTACAAGTAGGACAAGTAATTGAAATGCCTTACTTTATGGGAACAGGACCAGACGGGTCAACTCGTGGTATGCCAGGAAGTTTTGACAAGTACGGTGAAGAAATTGAAAACAGTTTTGAAGACATGATGGGGCAGTTTGCAGAAGCAAAAGAAGAAATGTGTCCAGAAGCGTGTTGCGGCAAGCCTATAACAGAATGTAAATGCGGACCAGATTGCGAGCATTGTGAGTGTCACGAAAAGAACAAAATGAACGAAGATGAAACAGAAGGCAATGCATATGCACACGCTGTAAAGAAAGCCAAAATGAATGGCAAGAAAAAGGGCGACAAAATTGATGGGCCAGACGGTGACGAAATTACACTTGAAAAAGATCAACAAATTCCAGTAAGTGAATTTGTACTATCTTTGTTTGACAGAGAGCAAGGAACATTTCCAAAAGGCGAAACAGCGGTATTAACAGCAATTGAAAAAGATTACGGTGAACAATATATTGAACCAGCAAAACAATTTATTGAGAGAATACAAGCAACTTTTGAACAGTATGCACAACCTGTACAAGAACCAATGATAGACGAAGAACCAGAAGGCACTGTAATGGAGCCTACAATCGAGCAAGATGAAGAAATTGGTGAAGGATCAGGCCTACAATATTACACAGGTGTTAAAAAACACGGTAAAGAATATATGGACAAAGCAGCTAAGGCAGGACGTGAAGGTGCAAGTCAACAAGAACTTGGCGCACTAAAAGACAAGTATAGCAAAGCTGAAAAGAAAACAGAGGCACAAGAAATAAGAGAATTAGGCGATAGATTAATGAAATTAGCAGGACTTTAATCCTGTTATAAGTTTTTATGTTTTTTCTTTAAAAAAAGACTTGACAACTAGTATAAAACAGTATATAATAATAACTGTGCTATACAAAACAAAGGCACTAGTAGCAATATAGCTACTGCACATAGGCAACATATATAGGAGGCATAACTATGGCATCATTAGCAGAAATAAGAGCTAAACTAAAAGAGCAAGAAGCCAATACTGGCGGACAACGACAAGGCGGCGGCGACAACGCAATTTACCCATTTTGGAATATCAAAGAAGGCGAGAGTTGTACTCTACGTTTCCTTCCTGATGGAGACGCAGACAATACTTTCTTCTGGAAAGAGCGTTTGATGATCAAACTACCATTTAGTGGAGTAAAAGGTGACACATCAAGTCGTCCAGTACAGGTACAAGTACCATGTATGGAAATGTACGGCGATAGCTGTGGTATTTTACAAGAAGTCCGTGGTTGGTTTAAAGATCCAAGTCTAGAAGACATGGGTCGTAAATATTGGAAAAAGCGTTCATACGTATTCCAAGGATTTGTAAATGACAATCCACTAACAGACGATAACACACCTGAGAATCCAATTCGTAGGTTTATTATTGGTCCACAAATCTTCCAGATCATTAAGCAGGCGCTTATGGATCCTGACATGGAAGAATTACCAACAGATTATACTGCTGGTGTAGACTTCCGTCTAAACAAAACATCCAAAGGCGGATACGCAGATTACGGCACAAGTACATGGGCACGTAGAGAGCGTCCACTAGGTGATGCAGAGATGGCGGCAGTTAATACACATGGGTTGTTTAACTTCTCAGACTTCTTACCCAAGAAGCCAGATGAAACTGCAATCAAAGTAATGCAAGAAATGTTTGAAGCGTCAGTAGACGGTGAAGCATACGATGCAGATCGTTGGAGCAATTACTTCCGTCCAAGCGGAATGGCTGCACGTACAGGTGATCCGCAAAAAGCGGCAAGCCCACAAGCAACTGCTGTAAGTCAAAGTGCTCCGGCACCGACAGCAGAAGTAGCACCAGCACCAGCGGCGACTCCAGCACCAGCGGCGGCACCTGCTCCAGTAGCAGAAACTGCACAAGCAACTGAAGCACCTGCAGGTAATGCAAGCGACATCCTAGCAATGATTCGTTCAAGACAAAATCAATAATAAACTATGTAGGGGAGCAATCCCCTACACTTTGACTTAATAAGGAGAAACTATGGCTAAATCGTTTGACGTTAGTAAGTTCCGTAAGGACTTGACTAAAAGCATCTCAGGCATGAGTAGTGGCTTTAATGATCCAACAGATTGGATCAGTACAGGCTCGTATGCACTTAACTATCTTATTAGTGGCGACTTTCACAAAGGTGTTCCGCTAGGTAAGGTAACTGTGTTTGCAGGTGAATCAGGAGCAGGTAAATCTTACTTTTGCTCAGGTAACATTGTAAAACACGCACAAGATCAAGGTATCTTTGTAGTATTAATTGACTCAGAGAACGCACTTGATGAATCGTGGCTACAAGCATTAGAGGTAGACACATCAGAAGAAAAACTACTTAAACTAAACATGAGTATGATTGATGATGTAGCAAAGACTATATCAACATTTGTAGCAGACTATAGAGCAATGGATGAAGAAGATCGTCCTAAAGTATTGTTTGTAGTTGATAGTTTGGGTATGTTACTAACACCTACAGACGTAGATCAGTTTACTAAAGGTGATATGAAAGGTGATATGGGTCGTAAGCCTAAGCAATTGACTGCACTTGTTCGTAACACAGTTAACATGATCGGTTCACTTAATGTAGGACTAGTATGTACTAATCACACATACGCATCACAAGATATGTTTGATCCAGATGACAAGATCAGTGGTGGACAAGGCTTTGTCTATGCATCAAGTATTGTTGTTGCAATGAAAAAGATGAAGTTGAAAGAAGACGAAGCAGGTAATAAGATCTCAGAAGTACGTGGTATTAGAGCAGGTTGTAAAGTAATGAAAACTCGTTATGCAAAACCGTTTGAAGCAGTACAAGTAAAGATTCCATACGAAACAGGTATGAATCCTTATAGTGGTCTTATTGAACTATTTGAGAAACAGAACTTGTTAGTAAAACAAGGTAATAGACTCAAGTATATTGACCTAGCTGGAGAAGAACATCTTGACTATCGTAAGGCTTGGAAGGATCCTGATAAGATGAATTTAATCATGTCAGAATACGAGCAAAAACTTGCTCCTATGGTAAATACCGAGGACGACGATCTTGTTGAAGATCAAGTTGAAGAACTAATCGAGGAGTAAAATATGGACGAAAGTCAAATCGTTGATACTTGGATTTTATTTAAAGAATACATAGATAAAAAGAACCAAGACATTGCCGCTGAAAGATTTGTTGACTTGTTAGCTGATTACGGAGTTGATGATCATACACTTACACAAGTGATAGGATCAGATGCTACATTAGACGGAGCAATAAATTACTTTTTAGATGTTGATGACGAAAATTACGAAGATGACGACCCTTGGGAAGATGAAGACTAATGGGGTGGTATAGCGAAGTCTCACGTGATGTATCTAAGATACCTGATGCTGTAGCGTTCTTTGAAAGCGAGTTAGTTAATGCTCGTCAAGAAGTAAAGCTCAAAGGTAATGTTGAACGTGCCGCGGCAGAAATGCCCGGTATCGTTGAGCATCGCTTTAATCAGTTACAAGAGATCGAAGCTATACTACACTATTTAAATATTGAGCTACGCAGGTTGCGTAGTTCATACTTTAAGAAATATCTTGAAAATTATCAACGAGCTCTGTCAAGCCGTGACGTTGAAAAATACGTAGACGGTGAGGCAGACGTTGTTGACTACGAAAAGATTATTAACGAGTTTGCACTAATGCGTAACAAGTGGTTAGGTCTACTTAAAGGACTTGATCAAAAGCAATGGCAAATTACTAATGTAGTTAAACTACGTGTAGCTGGCATGGAAGATGCCACGCTATAAAAGATTTACAAAATTAAACCAAACTAAATTAGTTGACGGCATGATAGATTTATTGTCATCAACACAATCTATACCTACGGCATATTCAACTGTAAACAGTGATATATTTTTTGTTGGCGGCTTTAGAACATCATACGACAATATCATAAATTGTAAAGAATGTAACTTTATTAATATTGACAAAGGTTATATACAACCAACTAATACAATTACACATAATTGGCGGATGTCGTATAACAAATTTCAACAAGATAAAATTATAGATGTACCTAATGATAGATTACAAGACATTAATCTAAACCCGTGGAATAAAAATGGGTCCTATATAATTATACTTGCTCCTAATCCAGATCCGTTAAACTACTATGCAAATTGTAATGTACAAGATTGGGTAAGTGATATAAAAACAAAACTGTTAAAACTTACTGACCGTAAAATATTTGTTAGATATAAAGATAACAAAAAAATTCGTAGTTATGATCCTTTAGTAAAATATTTAGATGATTGCTATGCAATAATAAGTTTACAAAGTATGGGTGTTGTGCAAAGTACTATACATGGAATACCGTGTATTAATTTAGCGCCAAGTGCATTAGATGGATTACATAAAATGAAACTTGAGAACATTGAAAATCTAGTATATCCTGATAATAGATATGAATGGTTAAAAAGTTTATCGTATAGTCAGTTTACTTGGAAAGAAATGGAATCAGGATTTGCGTTAAATACAATTGAACAATATCAGATAGGTTTATAAATGTTTTCAGACGAATATCTTCAACAACTAAAATCACTACACGGCAATCCAAAAAAGAAAAAAGGATTTGGCGGAAAAATAAAAGAGCTTGGCGATTTTGAAACATACTTAACAAAATGGCAACCAATAACTATGTTAGATTACGGCTGTGGCAAAGGAGCAATATTAAGCCATTTGCAAAATAAATATCCTAACATAAAAATAGAAGGGTACGATCCGGCAGTTGTTATGTTTGACAAAATTAGTAGACAAAATTACGAATGTATTTTTAGTAATGATGTACTTGAACATATCGAACCTGATCATATACATAAAGTATTGAAACATATAAATGAACTTAGTACAAAGTATCTATGGTTGCGTATTGATACCAAACCTGCTAGGAAAGTTTTACCAGACGGACGTAATGCCCACCTAATTATAGAAAATATTGATTGGTGGACTAACCTTATTAACCGACACATTAATGGAAATATAGTGTTTAGTGGACAAAATGACAAAATGCGTATAGACTTTGCAATAGAAAAACCATAATAAATTTAAGCCATTAAGTGCATATATAAATACTTTTATGAAACAAATTGTATTAGTTACAGGAGGATTTGATCCTCTACACTCAGGACATATTGAATATTTTAAATCAGCAAAGAAACTCGGCGATAAACTAATTGTCGGTATAAATTCAGACGAGTGGCTTGCTAGGAAAAAAGGCAAACACTTTATGCCTTTTGAAGAACGTTGTGCTATTATTAAAGAACTTGAAGTAGTAGATAAAGTTATTGGATTTGATGATAGTGACGATAGTGCTTGTCAAGCAATCTTCCATACTATGTCAACTAACGTAGGTAAGGTTATATTTGCTAACGGCGGAGATAGAACAAATACTTCAACTCCTGAATATGCTACATATGGAAATCATCCTAATGTTGAATTTTATTGGGGCGTTGGCGGAGCAAACAAAAAGAATTCAAGTAGTTGGATTTTAGACGATTGGAAAACACAAAAGACTGTACGTGACTGGGGTTACTGGCGTGTATTAGATGATAAACCTAACTATAAAGTTAAAGAGTTAGTTATTAATCCTGGATGTAGTTTATCTGATCAACGACATTTTAAACGATCAGAACATTGGTATGTTCTTAAAGGAAAAGTAACAATAGCATTAGATGACGGCAGGATTCAAAATGGCATTGTTATAGAAGAACATGCAAACGGTGTTGTCATAGGATCCGAAACATGGCATAGAGCATTTAATGATACAGATGAACCTGTACATGTATTAGAAGTTCAATACGGAGAAGAATGTATTGAAGAAGATATAGAAAGAAGAAATTAATGAAAGTATTTGTAGGTTACGACACAAGAGAAGATATGGCATATCAAGTATGCAAACATAGCATTGAACGGCATAGTCCAACTGCACAAGTTATTCCGTTAAAACAAAATGATCTTAAACGTCAAGGGTGGTATTCAAGATCACCAGACAAACTTGCTAGTACTGAATTTACATTTACTCGCTTTTTAGTTCCTGAACTTTCTAACTTTAATGGATGGGCAGTGTTTATGGATTGTGACATGCTACTTAGAACAGACATTGCAGAGTTGTTTGCACAAGCGGACGATACAAAAGCAATAATGTGTGTGCAACATGACTACGCACCTAAAGAAGGTATAAAGATGGACGGACAGACGCAAACTGTTTATCCCCGCAAAAACTGGAGCAGTGTTATGTTAATCAACTGCGGTCATCCTGCTAACAAAAGACTTAACATAGACTTAGTAAATGAGAAAGAACTTAACGGAGCATACTTTCACAGATTTAGTTGGTTAGAAGGCAAAGACGAGTTAATTGGTGAAATATCACCTGAATGGAATTGGTTAGTAGGACACTATAAAGAGCCAGAGGATGGCACACCAAAGCTATTACACTACACAGAAGGTGGTCCTTGGTTTGAAAACTATCGTAATTGTGAATATAACGAATTGTGGAAACAAGAACTATATGATATGTTTAAGTAAAAATCTTACTGACGAATACATTAACATGTATGCAAAAGGAGCAAAACTTCCTATACATGACTACGACTATAATTATCAAGATAAAAAAGATTCTATATTGATACGAAGTTTAGCCAAGAGAAAAGTTATTTGGGAGTGTCAAAAATCTAACCAAAACTTTTATTACATGGATAGCGGATATGTAGGCAATTATAAGTGTGAAGTAAATCCTATGGGGTGGAAAATGTATCATAGAATTGTTCCTAATGGATTACAACATAATGAAATAGTTGAACGTCCGGACGATCGTTGGCGAAAATTAAAAACTAAAATACATACAAGAAAAAAAGGCGGTAGCCATATTCTATTAGTAACACCTAGTTCAAAGCCGTGCAAATTTTACGGTGTTAAGTTAGAAGAATGGAAAAACGAGACTATTGAAACAATACGCAAGTATACTGATAGGCCTATTGTTATTAGAGAAAAACAACCACGATTTCAAAGATTGCGTAGATCAATTTACCAAGACTTAGACAATGCACATGCACTTGTTACGTATAACAGTATAGCAGCAATTGAAAGTATACTATACGGTATACCTGCTTTTGCACTTGCACCAACAGCAGCAGATCCAGTTGCAAACAAAAATTTATGGAATATAGAAAAGCCAAAGCATCTTAGCAAAGATGAAGTATATGCTTGGGCGTGTCATCTAGCATACGGGCAATTCCATATAGACGAACTTAAAAACGGAACTGCCCACCGTATACTAATGGAGGATAAACATGCCAATTAAATACGCAGTTGTACATCGATCAGACCCTAATAACGTTGGCGATTTAGCTGCTAACCCACTTCAATATTTTTTAAACAAAGACGAATATCGAGTTATAGATATAATGAACTGTAGCCTTGAACAAATTCCTACTGATGTTCCGTTAATAATTGGCGGTGGCGGATTGTTAGGAAACGAAATATTTGGTGATGTTATTGAACAATTATTACAAGCACCAGACACTGCAAAGGTAATGCAACAATGGACAGACGTATGGAATATTGTACAGCACACTAATGCAAAACCAAGAGACCGATTTATGGCAAAGTTACAGCCATTAGTTCATGACTATCTTAATGAGTTAGACAATACAAGACAACCTCGAATACTATGGGGAGCAGGGCATAATGCAGATGTAGCAAAACGTGTTAAGTCAATAGCATACCCTGGATGGATGAATTATTTTGATATGGTTGGCATACGTGATTATAAACAACCATTTAAGTATGTACCTTGTGCTAGTTGTATGCATCCTGCACTAGCAAAAAAATATCCTATAAAAAACAAAGTAATTTGGTTTGAACATAAGAAACAATTAATTAAAGCAACAAACTTTGGCAGTGATTCAATTCCACGTTTTATTAACAGTGGAGGCAATATGGAACAAACTATAGAGCTATTAGGCAGTGCTGAAACAATTATTACTAACAGTTATCATGGAGCATATTGGGGAGCATTGTTAGGACGTAAAGTTATTGTTACTGAACCTTGGAGTACTAAATTTTATGGGTTAAAACACAAGCCTTATATATTAACTAAACTTCAAGTATGGAATGATATTATTGACGATGTCGCTACATATCCTCATGCATTAGAAGAATGTGTACAACTTACTAAAAATTATTGGCAAGAGGTACAGCAACTATGAACAAAAAAACTGTAGTAGCATATGCAGCCGGAGTTCCTAATGCACACAAATCTCCTCATAAAGTAGAGGTGTTAAAAAGATTTATACAAGGTGTAATTGCAAATGGAGATAATGGAATATTACATGCTGGAAATAATATATTAGAAAGTGATGTTAATATGATCCAAGGATGGGTACATGCTAACAGTGTTTTAACTCCGCATCTTAAAGTAAGAAAATATGCAGTTCAAGAAGCAAAATTAAAAGGTAAGCATAGTATTATGTGCGATAGTAACCTTTTTAATTATGACACAGGAAAATTTCATCCTATGCATTATTCACGCTACAGTATGGACGGAGTGTTTCCTACTACAGGTAATTACTTTAGTGATAATCCGGATCCTAATAGATGGAAGCAAATACAACAGGACCTCGGACTAAGTTTGAAAGACTGGCGGTCAAACGGAGTGCATATTTTAATTTGTACGCAACGTAATGGTGGCTGGAGTATGTCTGGACTACCGGTTGTAGACTGGTTAGATAAAACTATAAAACAACTACGTAAATTTACTGATAGGCCTATAATTGTTAGAGGCCACCCAGGCGACAAACATGCTGTAAAATATTTAAATAAGAAAAAATATAATGTAAGTGTTAATCCAAAAATTGTCCAAGATTTTCAAAATGCTTGGGCTACAATTACATATAATAGTAGTCCTGGTGTAGCAAGTGCTATTGAAGGTATTCCGTTATTTGTAACTGATCCAACCCCGCAAATTAGTCAAGCGTTTCCTGTAGCAAATACAGACTTATCACAAATTGAAACACCAGATGTATTTGAAAGGCAACAGTGGATTGAAAAACTAGCAATGAGTCATTGGAAGTTTCAAGAGCTTACTGACGGAAGTGCTTGGGCACATATGAGAGATTATGTATGATTAGTATGGTAGGATTTCCAGCACCAGCAAGCAAATTATATTTTGGCTGGGCAGGTGGCATTGAAAGATGTGGTGACAAGTTTACTACAGTTGACGACCTCAAACACTATGATGTAAAACGTGCTGATTGTTTCTATCAAACTAATGAACTAAAGCCTAAATTTTTACACGGCGGACGAGAAGAATGGCATGGAAAATACATGTTACATATACGCAACAGTAATAAGCCTTATATAGTAAGTGAAAGCGAACCATTTAGAGAACACAAAGGTTGGTTACGGTTTGGCTGGAATAGTTATCGTTGGAATGATGCAAATTGGAATAATGATAATGTAGGTCCTGAGCGTTGGAATAAATTTCAAGAAGCAACTAACATTAAATTTACCGACTGGCACAGTCCAGGTGATCACATTCTTATAATGGGTCAAAAAGAAGGCGACAGTAGTCTAGTTAAAATTTACGAGCAAGGATACGAAAGCATATACAATTGGATAGTAGATCAAATTATTACTATAAGACAATACACTGATAGAAAAATTATAATCCGTCCTCACCCACGAAACCTTGATAGAGGTGTTAAGATTACAACAAGGATATTAGATAAACTTGATGTACCAAATGTTGAGATTAGTACAAATTTAACAAGAGGCGGATCGCAAGGCGGTAAAGGATTAGATGCTGATCTAGCAAACTGTCATTGTGTAGTAACTTACAATAGCCTAAGTGGTGTTGAAGCAGTTGTAAAAGGAATTCCAGTATTTGCATTAGATGGCGGCAGTATGGTCCATCCAGTAGCACATCATCATTTAAAAGATATTGAAAATATTAATTATGACATTGATCTACAAGATTGGAAAAATAAAATTGCATACAGTATGTGGAATAAGAAAGATGTTCAAACAGGCGAATGTTGGACACACCTTAAAGGAGTTTATTTCAAATGACATACTACAGTCAAATAGGACAGGACAAGTATTATATTGAAGAAATCGCTAAACACAGACGTGGTGGAGTATTTTTAGATATAGGTGCTAATGACGGATTGTTTGGCAGTAACACAGCAACACTAGAATTAGATTACGGGTGGACTGGATTATGTATAGAAGCAAATCCAAAATTAATACAGCCTCTAACTGATAATAGACCTAACAGTACTATTGTACACAAAGCAGTATGGATTGGCCCTGGTGAAGTAGACATTGAAGTTCCATTACATTTTAAGAAAAAAGATCCTGCAAATCAATTAGGGCGTATCGCAAGTCTC